GTCTTCCCTGATACTGCCAAGGGGGTACCCCCCTGGTTCACTCATACTGATTGGACATGGCTGCTAACGGCCATTTCTCGTCGGCGCCGACGTCGAGCACGAGCACGTCGAGCACGAGCCGACGAGCCCTAGCCCTAGTGGAACGGTGCCTAGCTGCAGCGTTAGCCTTAAGCCCTGCAGGGCACGAGCCGAAGGGGGGAAAGCGAGGCAGTCCGGGTGAAGCGAAAGCGCATCCGAGTGAACGGTCCGGGCGCCAGTAACAGCGGCCGAAGGATATGCAGGGTCAGGTTTATGGGACTGAACCCTGTCAGAAACTCGGCGAACTCGGCCCCGGACTGCCTCGCACCGTTCCTTCCCCTTCAAGGAGACTTCCCCATGAGCACGTACTTTCTGGCCACGACCGACGGCACCCGGTTCACCTTCCCGGCGGCCGACGAGCACGAAGCCCTGCTACTGGCCCGACGAGCCCTTAGGGCGACCGGTAAAGCCCTGCAGTACCTTCGGGCCTATGACGGCACCACGAGCCGCACCCTTCCCTTCTAGCCCTACCTACCGGATCAAGGAGACCTTCCCAGTGGCACACATCCCCGCTACGGCCGACTACCTCGAAGAGATCACGATGTGCCTTGACGGGCTCGTCGAGCTGCAGGCTTTGTCCGCTTCCCAGGCAAACACTCTGTACGCAAGCATCACGGTCACGATCAAACACAACGTCGAGCCGCCGAAGCCGCCGCGCTAGCCCTACCGAGCCCTAACCCTTCCCGAGCCCTGCAGCCCTAGCTGCAGGGCTTTCGGGGTGCCAGAGACCTTCCCTTCAGTCAAGGAGACTTCCCGATGTCAGAACTCATGAACGAGCCCGAAGCGGGTACCGAGCTTCACCCCTTCAACGTGCTCGACCTTCCCAGCGTGCTCGACCGGGTGCGCGGGCCGATCAAGCTGCAGCTCGGTGACGACGTGCTCGACATCGTCAAGGGCTGGCGCCGGTGGGGCGGCTCGTCGGTCGACGTGCTGTTGACCGACGACCGCACGATGAGCCTCGACGGCTCGGTGATGGTCGAGTTCATCGGCCCGGTCGACGTGCTCGACGCGGCCCTGAACCCGGTCCGACCGGATTCCCGTCGACATCGAGCTTCGCCGGCCGGCGTTGACATCGCCGAGCGCAACGACCCTTCAGGCAGGCATGGAACCCATTGCCTCGCTCAGGATGATCGCCCGCTGGTCCGACGAAGCCGTCAAGGCGTACGAAGCCGGCGACGAGCACCACGTCGTCATCTGCTACGCCCTCATGTTCGGCGCCATCGTCCACGCACACCCCGACGTCCTGCACCTCATCAAGCGTGGGCTGGACAGGGGTCAACGCCGGGACCTGTAGTCCCAACATGGTGAAGGTCCCGACGGCCGGCGCGTGGTCCAACCGCCGGGACCCCCTTACCGCTCCCGACCCGACGCATGGGATGCCAAGTTGGGAGCAGGACCCCCGCCAGCGTCGGGCGGGATCTTAGGCGGGCCGTCATGGCCTGTACGGGGATGTCGGACCCCGTTGCCCACACGCAACCCCCGGCGTCGCCCTACGGGCTCTACAGCGCCCGTGGCGGGCTCCTGGCGAAGTGGTACCTGGGGGGTGCCTCCGGGGGGTCGAGCTAGGGGGATCTCCCCCAGGGTCCTCCCCCACCAGGTGGGGATCTCCCCCCACCCCGTACGCCAAGCGGCCCCCGGGGGAAGGACCGGGGGCCGTCTCGGGTGTCCGTACCAGCCGGCTCCTGCCAGCACCGCGATCCTACCTACCGCTCACACCCACGGGTAGCGGTGGAGGATCTCCTGCTCTTCGGGCGACAGGCTCGACACCTCGATGGCGTCGGGCGACGCGGCCGGGGGGTTCATCGGCTTCTGCGGGCAGATGAACCCGACCCGCTTGAGCAGGGTGACCTCCGGCGGGGACGACATGCCCAACCGGTGGGGTTTGCCGTCCTTGAGCACGAGCGTGAACTGCCCGCCGGGCTCGGAGAACAACGCGGTCGGCGTCGAGTGGGTCGCGAACTTGGAGGCCAGCGCGTTCGACAGGATCGTCCGCATCTGGTTCCAATCGTCGTCGGTCATCTCATCCTCATTTCCGGGCGTGTGATGCAGCAGGGGCGCCCTGTCCAGATAGCCGGTCGGATCTATGCGGGTCCCGTTCTCCCACAGCTCAAGGTGGGCGTGGGAACCGGTCGAGCTGCCGGTCGAGTCGATGTAGGCGATGGTCGTGCCGGCGGCGACCCACGTGCCCGAGCCGACGGCGAAGCTGTCGTGGTGAAAGCTCTTGAAGCGGTCGCCCCCGCTGTCGACCCACAGCCAGTTCCCGGCGCCGCTCTCGTACCCGGTCGTGACCAAGCCGTCGAACGGGGCGATGAGCGGGACACCCCACGGCGCGCCGTAGTCGACACCGCCGTGATAGGAGCCTTGCGCCCCGGTGATCGGATCGGTCCGATACCCGTAGCCCGATGTCTTGGGATAGCTCTCCAAGAGCGGGAAGTAGGTCAGCTCTCGCATGAGCGGCTCCGTTGGTTCAGGACGGCCGGCACGTCCAATGTAGGCCCGTCTGCCCGACGAGCATGGGCTCATCGCATGCGCCGCACTTGGGGGCCGACCGGGCACGCTGTTGGGCTTGGCGCTCAGCGGCCCGGATCTCTTTCCACGGCCAGTCGGCGACGGGTTTCTCGCCGATGAGTTCGGCGCCCTCCCGGGGCACCAGTGGCTCGTCCCGGGGGTTGGGTTGGACGGGTTCGCCCCGGTCCTGGTCGGCCATCACGAACCCGCAGCAGAGCCCGCAGTAGGACCGGCCCCAATGCGCCAGCACGAGCGGCCGGGTCGTGGTCCGGGGGCAATCGCAGCGGGCGCAGCGGGCGACGGGTCCACGCATGACCGTCACGGTATGTCCCCAGCCTTATCCACATCTGAAGCCTTCACGAGCAGGGCGGTCTGGCCGATAGACCGGCATGACCGAACATCCGTTGCCCCCACCCCCTGCCCGCTCCCCCAAACCCGCCGACCCGCCCTGGCGTAGCCCGTTCGCCGTCGGGGCGGCCATCGTCGTCTTCGTCGGCTGGTCCGTCTTCATGGTCGCCGTCGGGGCGGCCACCAACCCGGCCCCGACCCCGACCACCGAGATGGCCAAGGCGGCCAGCCCCGCCCCCACCTACGCCAGCCCCGTGCCGACCACCACCACGACCACGCCGCCGACCACGCAGGCCCCGGCGCCCACCACCACCGCCCCGGCGGCCATCAAGGACGGCACCTACCGGGTGGGCGTCGACATCGAGCCCGGCACCTACCGGTCGACCTCGACGGCGAGCTGCTACTGGGCTCGCCTGCGCGACTTCACCGGCACCGGCAACGACGTGATCGCCAACGAGTTCGTCATGTCCGGCCTGGCCGTGGTGACCATCCAGCCCGGCGACGTCGGCTTCAAGTCGCAGAAGTGCGGCCGGTGGGAGCGCATCGGCTGACCTCTCCGTGGGCAACGGCTGAAGAGCCGGGCGGGGGTTTCCCCGTCCGGCCTTCGGCGCGTCTACAGGTCGAACATCTCCATGAGCTTGGCCCGGGGAACGATGATGCGTCGACCGATCCTGACGGCGGGGATCGTGCCGTCCCGTGTCCCCTGGTAGGCCGCCGAACGGGAGATGCCCAGCATCTCGGCGACCTCGTCCACGGTGAGGGTGAGCGAGTCGGCGGCGGGCCGGGACTGGCCGGGGCGGTGCACGTTCAGCCTGATGGCCACCTGGGCACCGTCCACGCTGGCGATGTGGTTGCGGGCGAGCCGGGCGAGCGCCGAGCGGAGCTTGCCGGGGGCTACACCGATCTCAGCCGCCAGGCCGTTGACCTCGTAGGTGGTGGCTTCGTCCTCCGATCTCATGTCGCCGGCCAGCAGATGGGCCAGCAGTACGGCCGTAGGGCCGAGCACGGGCGCCCATGCCCTCAGGAACTCGTCGGTATCCGTCCCGACCGGGCCGGTCAGGTTCGGGTGGGCACTCACGGTCACGTGGGAAGTCTCCATGGACGCCACGCTAGGTGAAGAACCACACCCGTTCCGCCATCTGGTGCTCCGGCTGGAAGGCGGCCAGCACCTGCGGGGGGACCGGCCCCCGGTAGCGGCGGCGGATGGCGAGCACCTCGATGTGATGGTCGTCCTGGGCGTAGAAGGTCGGCACCTGACGGCCGAAGACGAACAGGTCGATGACGCCCTCATCGACCAGGGCGCCGTAGAGGGCGCGGTAGTCCGTGCCGTTGATCCCGTCGCCGGATGCCCGGTCGAGCCAGGCTTCGGCCTCGGGGTCCTGGCGCAGCCCTCGCATCCACCACGCTTCGGCCGTCAGCACGTACCGCTCAGCCATCCTCACGTCTCCGGCGTCGGCGACGGGCTACGCCCCGCATCAGGACCAACACGTCGTGCAGGTCGTCGGTGCGACCGAACACGAACGTGACGCCCAGCGCCCCGACCACGTACCAGCCGTCGTAGATGACGGCCACCGAGGTGAGCAGGCAGACCAGGCCGAAGGCTTGGAGGGCGAGGACCGGGATGGTGCGGTCGAGTAGCCCGTGTTCGTCCTCAGTCACCGGCCTCCCCCATCTGGTCGACCAGCACCTTGACACGGCCCGACCCGTTGGGCGACGCGATCTGCCCGGAGCCATGGGCCAGGCCCCGGCCGGCGGTGGGGGTGACGACATCGGGGAACGGGTACACGTCGCCGTTGAGGTCGAGCATCTGCGGGAACGCTTCCCGGCGATCCTGCCGGCGCCACGACAGGTACTTGACCTCGCGGCCGAGGACCCACAGGTTCCACGCCTTGACCATGACGCCCAGCTCGATGACCCGGTCGGAGACCTGGCCGGGCCGGCTGGCCGAGGTCATCGTCCGGTCCCGCACCTTCTTGATCGGGTCGTTGGGGTCCAAGTTGGCGCCCAACTCCATGGCGTCGCCCCACGCTCGGGCGGCGACGGCGTCAATGGTGTTCATGCGGGCGATGAGGGCGAAGAACACGCCGGGCCGGCCGGCCTTGAGCGCCCGCTTCCACCGCATGGCCTCCACCGCGTGCTCTTCGCAGAACGGATGGTCGGCGAACCAGGCGTTGAGCTGCGCCACGGTCGGGCTCGTATACATGCCCATGCCGTTGAGGTCGTGGTCCCATTTCCAACTGAGGGTCACGCCGGCCTGCATGGTGATGGCGTTGTGCACGCCCCGGCCCTTGAGCTGGTCGGACCAGGAGCGTTTAGAGCCGGTGTCGGTGGCCTGCACGGCGGTCTCCGACGCGCCCAAGACGACGTTGGCCACGATGGTCACCCCGGTGGCGACGACGGCCGTCAGTCGGTGCTGGCCGTCACGGAGCCAGCCGTAGCGGTCGAACAGGATCGAGCCGGCTTCCATCGACCAGTTGCCGTCGGCCAGGTCGGCCTTGCGCTGGTTGAGGGCGACCTGACGGATCGACCGGGGGTTGAGCATGTGTTCCATGAGCTGAGCGGCGAGGGCGGGGGTGATGGTGAAGAACCCGACCGTCGGGTTCGGGTACTGGACGGTCTCCCGGGCGGGGTCGACCTTGAGCTTGAGCGGGGGATAGCTGGTGGACATCGGGGGTTCTCCTTAGTTGCCGGGTAGGGGTGGTTCGTTGAAGGCGGCGACCCATGGGGGTACGCCAGGATCGTCGCCGTCGTGGCGGCCCGAGCCGAGCGAGACGCCCATCTGTTGGCGGACCACGCGCCAGTCGGAGCCTTCGGCGTCGGCGAGGTGGTCGGCCAGCATCTCGATGGTGTCCTGGGCTGGACCCCGGGCGTTGCGCATCTGCTGCAGGGCGCTGAGCAGCTCTGCGGGGGACGGGTTGGTCTTGAGCAACTGCTCGGTGAGCATCTGCATGGCCCGGCCGTGCTCGCCGAGCGTGCGGGCCGTGGTCTTGAACAAACGGGTGATGTCTTCAGGTTCGAGGGGCTTCACGGTTAGTGGTCCTCCATTTCAGGGGGGTCGTCGGACCGTTCTTAGACACATTGAGGCATAACCAACAGAGCCGGACCCCTAACCAAACACGCGTTCTCTACTGTTGGTTATGACCCTTTGTGTATAAGAAGTCTCAGGTGCGGACCAGGGGGTTCACCTCGTAGATGGGGCCACGGGGTCGACCACCCTTTGTGCCCGGTTCGGGGGGCGGGACCCGACGGAGATGGCCTGATCCTTCAAGAAGCTCTAAGACCGGCTTCAGGTCTTCGACGGTGGGCATCCGGTGGCGGCACGCCTGCTGCACCTGGCGACGGGAGAACACGCTCACGTCGTTGTCCCGAGCCCACTTGATGACAGCCCTGGCGTTCTCGTGCACCGGGCCGTCGTTCATCGTCTGGAAAGCGTGCAGGGCGTGGATGCAGAGGTAGTCGCCGATCTTGACGGCGTCGTCCACCATGGTGGCGTCGACCGACCCGCGGATGTTGCCCTGCATGTGGGTGGCCAGGTGCAACAGGCCGGCGATGCGGGCGACGTGGCCCACGATCTTGCCGGCCCAGTCCCCGATGTGGGCCAGGTCCCCGCCCGGGTCGCGCAGGCGGGGCTCGATGCTGTCCTGGTAGCGGGTCAGCGCCGCCTTGGCCGCCGGGGTGAACACCAGCGGCAACGGGTCGGTCCACTCGGCCAGGGTGGCCACCAGCGCCCGCAGGTTCGTGGTGAACAGCGCCTCCACCTCGGCCGGCACCGGCTCGGGATCGGAGCGCCGGTAGCCGACGTTCGACGGGGGCACGCTCCACAGGAACCGGCCCAGCAGTCCCCGGCCCCGGGCGCCCTCGATGGTGAACAGTTGGGAGAGCACCACGGGCTGGACGGTGAGCCCGAGCGTGAGAGCCGGCTTCTTGATGATCTCCGGGTCACGGCCCTTGCGGTCGACCCCTGATTGGCGAGCCCCGTGCGCCTTCAGGTACACGCCCAGGTTCGCCCCCTTGGAGTACCGGCCCGCCATCATCGAGAACACATCCCCCTCATCGGAGAACATGGCGATCCGTCCGCCCTGCTCGGCCATCAGCGACGTGAGGGCTTCGGGGGTGGCGTCGTCCACCAGCAGGCGGGGCATGGTGGGCACGGTGATCGACTCGGCCTCCATCGCCTTGACCGCGGCGTAGTGGGCGGCCCCGGCCCGGGCGTCGGTGCCGGCCTTCTCGGCTTCGATCTGCGCCTTGACGGCGTCGGCCTTGGCGATAGCCAGGCGGATCTTCGCTTCGTGGACCTCCGCGGTGGCCTCCACGATGGCGTCGTGCTCATAGGCCATGAGCGGGGCGGTGACCCGCATGAAGACCGGCGTCTTGCGTGACCCCGGGGCCATGGCGGTGGCGGTGTAGAGGTTGAGCTTCTCGTCGTAGCCCGGCTTGACCTGCACGAAGGCCCGACCCCCCGCCGCGGCCGACAGGGCGGTGAGCGCCAACATGGCCGGCAGGTCGACCGGTACCTGCACGGCCTCGGCCAGGGCCACCACGTAGGCGTTGAGCCACGGGGGCAGGCGATGGGCGGGGAACACCGGGGGTTTGCCGGTCTGGCCCAACGGGACCGGCGCTTCCCACTCGTCGGCCCGCACCTTCACCGGCTCCGGCTCATCGAAGGGGCGCACGTCATCGAGCGTGCGGCCCATGCCGAGGTGCTGGGCGATGTCCTTGGCGCCATCGACCGGCAGGACCGCCTTGACGCTGGCGGCCACCACCTCTAGGTGGCGGATCACGTCGCGGGTGTGGCGGTAGCCGGGCTCGTCGTCGTCGGAGATGATGACGACCTGCGCCCCGGCGAAGAACTGGTCGTAGTCGGCCTTCCACTTCCCGGCCCCGCCCGGGTTGCAGGTGGCGACCGCCCCGGTGGCCTCGACGGCCAGCACGTCCTTCTCGCCCTCGCAGATGTAGACCACCTGATGGTTGGTCACGGCCTCCATGACGGCGGGCAGGCGGAACAGCACCCGGCGGATGTTCCCGATCCCCCACGTGCCCCCGGGCTGGCGTTGCCGGAAGTCCTTGGGGTCGTAGCGCACGACCTCGTACAGGGCCATCCCCTGCTCGTCCACGTAGCTGTAGACGGCGCTGATGCGCTTGGGCTGGACCGGTGGCTCCCAGTCGTCATCGTCCTCGCACAGGTCCGCCCACGTGAGCCTGAGGGCGTCTAGGACAGCGTCGGGGCTGCACCCGGCATGGCAGCGGAGCACGACCGGCTGTTGGGTGCCCCGGGCCACCGACAGGGACGGGCTCGAATCGTCATGGGCCGGGCACTTCGCCGTGATCTTCTGGCTCCCCTTGGGGTCACAGCCCGCCGCCAGGAGAGCGTCCCGCACCATGTCGAGGGGGTCTCCTGCCATCACGGGCTCCTTACGTCGTTGGGCCACGGCACCCGGCCGGTGCGGTGGTACAGCTCGATCTCTTCGGTGGTCGGCAGGCGCCCCCAACGGCTCACGCACTCCCAGCACCAGCGGCACAACAACATGGCCACCGGCAGCCGGCCCCCGACGGTGGAGGGCCGACGGATCTTCGGATGCGGTGCCACCCATCGGGGACCACCGGCCGGCCCTTCGGTGCGGGCGCAGCTCTCGCAGCCCGGTTCGGTCACCAGTCCCAGGTCCCGGCGCTGGCGGGCTGACACCCGCTTGGGGGTCGGGTACCGGTTGAGGATCACGGTCGCCTTCGTCAGCTCGACCGCCGCGGCTTTGAGCGCCTTGTCGAGGTCGCGCTCATCGGCCACCGCCTGATCAGGCTTCATGCCGGCGAAGACCGTGTCGTGGCGCATGGTGGACCCCGGCCCTTCGTAGGACCGGGCTCGCAGGTTGCCCTGCAGCTCCCGCATGCGGCCCATGACGGTGCTGCCGTGCTCGACGGTGTCGAGGATCTTGGCGACCAGGTCGGCGCGGGACGTGACGGCCTGAGCGAGTCGGATGCGCTGGCGGTCGTTCATCGGTCAGACGTCGGTCCCCGTGATGCTGGCCAACAGTTCCCGATACCGGCCCGGCATCTCATCGGCCCCGACACCCGCGGCCATCAACAGCACGAGCCCTTCGAGCTTCTCCGCCTGGGCCTCGACGGCCTTGAGCCGGTAGCGCAGCTCGGCGGTGCCGTCGTCCATGGCGATCACGCCGACGCCTTGCGGTTGAGCATGGCCAGCACGCTCTCGACGGTCATGCCGGGGAAGGGCTCCATGCGGGAACGGACCTTCGCCATGGCGATGCCGAACTCGTCGGCCACGCGCTGGGCGGCCAGGGCGACCTCATCGAGGCGGTGCTGTTCGGCCTTCAGGTCGTCCCAGTTGGCATCGAGCGTCTTCACGAAGCCCCGCGGGGGCCGGGGCAACACGGCGGGGAGGTTGAGCTTGTCGAAGGTGACCATGGTGCTCCTATCGCTTGTGGGGGAGGCGCCCGATCCAGCGGGGCGCCGGGGTGCGCTCATGGCGCTCGGCTCCGACGGGGGCCAACCAGCCGGCGGACTGGCCCGCGGCGATGGCGGTCCGGGCGGCGGCGGGGGTGATGTCGGCCGTCATGGCCAGCACCAACACGGTGACCGGCACACGGCTATGGCCGTAGGCGTGGACCATCGCCCACGTGCGGGCCTCGACATGGCCGGGTGCCATCAGGTAGGCGCAGCACGACGGCGGCTTCGGTTCGGACGGTTCGCCCTGCGGGTACTCGGCGAACAGGCTCATCGGACCCGCCGCACCAGTCCCACCGGGGGCGCCTTGCGCCACGGCAACAGGGCGTTCTGGTGGGCCAGCGGTAGCTCCACGACGGGCGTCTCCAACAGCGCCCACCCGATGGCCCTCAGCCACAGGGCGTCGGCTTCGTCGGGGCTGTGCCCGTCATAACCCAACCGCTTGTCGGCGGCCTTGATGACCTCGTGCTTGTCGGCGTGGCCGTTGCCGGTGGCGTACTTCTTGAGCGTGTTCGGTGGGATGGCGTAGAACCCCCAGCCCCGATCGAACAGGGCGGCGCGGATCATGCCGGTCAACTGCGCCTGCTGGCGGTTGCGGTCGTGGCCGTCGAAGGCCAGGGCCTCGATGACGACCAGCTCGACGTCGGGGGGCACGCAGGCGATGACGTGGTCCCGTATCTCCACCATGCGGTCCAACCCCAGGTTCGTGGCGCCTTCGGCCCGGGGCTTGAACACCTCGACGCTCCCATCGGGATGGGCCAGGCCGGTGGCGGTCAAGGACAGGTCGACGCCCAACACCATCGGGTCGCTCATCGCCGGACCACCGATCGGTGCAGGCGGGCCAGCAGGGACGGGGACCGGCCCAACGCTTGACCGATCTCATCCCAGCTATGGCCCTCTTCCCGGGCGTAGGCCACCAGGTGGGCCTCCTGCTCCCGCAGGAACCCGCTCAGGTCCCCCAGGGCCGTCAGGGCGTCCATGGTGGCGAGCTGCGGGTCTAGGGCGGCCCGGAGCATGTCGGTGAGCGAGCGGCGCCTCATGCTGCGCCCCGTTCACGGAAGAGGTCGTTGAGGGCGGCGAACGCCTGCTGAGGGACGACGCCGTTGCCGAGCACGTGGAGCTGGGCCGTGTGCGAGAGGCCCACGTCGGTCACCCAACCCGCGGGCAGACCCATCATCCACTCCACGAAGGCGGGGGCGAGCCGTCCCTTCTCGTCGCTGGGCTCGGGGGCGGGTCGGGTCAGTCGCTCCCATCGTCGGATGGCGGCGGCGAAGGCGCCCCAATCCCGAACGCCCAGTCGGTCAGGGTCATCCATGGCTTGAAGGTCCCCTTCCGGGGCAAGGTGTCCGATCCCCGGCCCCGCTTGGAGTCGGCCGCTCCCGGCGTCGGCAACACCTTGATGGTGTGCGCCAGCTTCGCCTTCTCGGGGTGCACGGCGAAGTCCCCGACGTCCTTCCAATCCCAGGCGTTGGGTGTCGGAAGCAACGATGAAGACCCGTTCCCGCTCATGGGGGGCGCCGATGTCGGCCGCTCGTAGGCTGCGCCAAGATCCCACGTACCCGACGGCGGCCAGATCTCCAGCGACCTCTTCGACGGGTGCCCGGTTCCATCGTCCGTCGTCGTCCCGCCAAAGTCGAAGGAGAGGCGGCACGTTCTCCAACACGACGTGTCGGGGTCGAAGTACACGAACGGCGTGGGCGATGTGGGGCCAGAGCCAGCGGGCATCGTTGGTGACCTTCCGTTGGCCAGCTACCGATATCGGCTGACACGGGAACCCGGCACATAGGATGTCGGTCGGCTCCAGCATTGACCAGTCGATGGTGGTGATGTCGCCGATGTTGGGGACGCCGGGCCAGTGGGCGTCGTGCACCATGGCGGCACGTTTGTCGGTCTCGGCGTGGTCGACCAGGACGCCGTCGGTGACGTGCTCCACGGCCATCTCGAGCCCGCCGTAGCCGGAGCAGAGTGATCGGATGGTGGGTCTCACGATTTCCCCTTCCCGAAGCCGATGGGCTCACCGGTCGCCGTGTGGCTGAGCACCCGGGTGTCGAGGTCGAAGTCGACGTCGCCCGTCTCGATCGCTTCGAGCGTGTCGATCAGGACCATGCCGGTGTCCATGTCGATGTCGGCCCTCGACGTGTAGCCGGGTGAGCCCAACGCCGTGCAGATGTCGAGCGTGATCTGACGGGACCGGTCGTCGTTCTCGGCCGACGTCATGTCTTCGGGGACGGGGAACAGCTTGGCGATCATGGCCATCGCCTTGCCCCGCATCTTCGGGGACATCATCTTCGGGGACCCGACGGCGGGGGCGGGTTCAGCGGGAGGTGCAGACCCGCTAGACGTGCCGCCCCCACCGTCGTCCGCCACCTGAGCGGGCTCGGATGGTTGGTCGTGGTGGCGATGCACGAACCGGGACTGACCCGGAGACTTGTCGGGGTTCGCCATCAACGACTCGGCGCCGTAGGGCTTCGAGCAGACCGAACAGACCTGAGCGTCGGCCTGGGCGGCGGTGCGCGGGGGTCGACCGGTGGCCGGCAACGGGGCCGCGGCGTTGGCCCGCTTCTTGGCCGGTGGCTTGGCCCGCTCGTGCTCTTGGACCTGAGCTTCGACGGTGAGCGCCAGGGGTGCCTCGACGGGAGCGATCGGCTTCCACCCGGTGGCCGGGGCGGCGTCGAGCGCCGACAGGTCATCCACCGCGCCCACGGCCTGGTAGGAGTTGGCCGCCAACTGGCGCACGCCTTGGATGCTCACGTCCAAGTCGATGACGGGCACCGCGAAGCGGTAGACCTCAGCCTTGCCGGCGACGAGCTTGCGCTTCTCGCGGTGATCGAGGCGCAGGCGGGCGGGGACGATGGAGCGCACGCCGGCCAACTGCTCGATCAGCTCAACGGCCCCGGAGAGTTCGACCGCGGCGTTCCACCCGTGGGACTCCAAGCGCCACGTGCCCAGGCCGGGCACGTCGGGCAACAGCACGGTGAGCCTCGTGGTGGCCTTGCACATGCGGTCGTCGGGGTCGCAGTCACAGGCCACGTCCCGCACGGTGTCCCGCACGGTGTCGCAGCGCCGGGTGCAGTAGCCCTTCGCCCACGCCTCATAGAACTGCGAGAAGCCCAAGTCGGTGACGTTGGGGGGCAGGGCGATGCGCAGCTCGGACGCGGTGATCGTCACCTCCCATTCGTTCACGCCGTCGTTGTCCCACTCCTTGGGTGCCCCGCCGTAGACGACGGCCACCGCTTCGATGACGGCACGGTCGGGGGACGTGAGCCGGAAGTGGTCGAGCTTGCGGGGGGCACGCTTGCCGGAACGGGTCGGCACCTGCACGCCCATGCGGATGCGGCCGACCTCACGGAAGCGGCGTTGAAGGCCGATGATGGCCATGGTCACCTTCCCGGCGGCCGGGGGTATCCCAGCGCCCTGTCGAAATCAGAGACGGGCTTCTCGTGCATGAGCTTCCCGCCAACCCGGGCAGTGCTCGCCTTCACGTACGCCTCGTGGATGAGTGCGACGACGTCCTTGGGCGACTCGTCAACGACGAAGCCGTTGGGGAACTCGGCGAAGTACACCGTCGAGTTGGTCTCCCCGGCGATGGCGTGGATCTGGTCCACGTCGATGAGCACCAGGTCGTCGCCGTCGTGCAGTTCGATGAAGATGCGGTCGAGCTTCATCAAGCGTTCCTTTCTCAATAGATGGATGTGGAGCCATACCTCGCCACGCCGAAGCCCGCCGAACCACAGCAGGCCCAGCACAAGGCGCGCCGCACCATTGCGGGCCAAGCCATGCCAGACCTCACCGTGACTTGGCCCACCCCGCCACGCCTTGCCGATGCGTGTCCTGCCACTGCCCGCCAGACCGAACCGGACCGAACCCAAGCTGGCCGCGCCGTACCGCTGCGCGCCTCTTCGGGTCTCGCCTGGCCGTGCTCGACCGGGCCTGGGCTTGCCCCACCTGGCCGGTGCTCGCCCAACCACAACTCTCCGCACCGCGGCCGACCTCGCTACTCCAACACCTCGAACTTGACGACGGCGAAGCGCCCGTAGGTCGGCCGGAAGTCGGCCAGGCCCACGAGTTGGCCGGCGCGGGTCACGACGTCGAGCAGGTCCATCGGCGGGATGTACTCCGGCAGCAACACCTGAAGCTCGAACTCGGCCCGCCAGCCGGCGAGCATCGCGGGGCGCATCCTCGTGATGCCCGCCCGCTGCACTGTGACGCGGCGCTGGTCGATCAGGTCCCAGTCCTGCACCCCGAGCGTCGCCAGCTCGGTGAGTGAGACGATGCCGGCCTTGTAGAGGTCGAGCGCAGACTTGCGCGTGGACCGTGGGTCCTGCCGGAACTTGGCAGCACCGGCCGGACCGGCGATCGCTTGGCGCAGGTACTCGCCGGGGATGCAGATCTCGCCGTTGTCGTCGCGGTACACGTAGGACTCGACGTCGTCCGTCTTCTTCGCCGCGGACCCTTTGGCCGCCTTGGCTTTGGCGTCGACGGCCTCGCAGTTCCAGCGGTGGAACAGCAGGGTCGATGTGCCCTGGATCGTGAGCCCCACGCGGTAGGGCTCGGATGCGTTGAGCGTGAACTCGGCCAGGTTGGTGACGGGGCTCAACGCCGTTGGCGTCGAGCCGTTGGCGGGTTTCCGTGCGCGTGTCGTTCGGCTTGTTGGCATCGGAGGATGTCCTTCCCTTGATGGTTTGCGTGTTGAGAGCCATGCCCAGCCCGACCGCGGCGTGCCCGATCCGGCCTAACCCTGCCGAGCCGGGCCATGCCCAGCCCCGCCCCGGCGATGCTCGCCGTGGCCCGAGGTCGTGCCCCGTGGTGGTGTCGAGCCACCACGGGGCGGTACTGCTTCCATGCCTTGCCGTGCCGCGCCTGACCCGAGCTAGCCGCGCCCTACCAGACCTGGCCAAACAGCGCCACGCCTCACCGGACCTAGCCGGACCCCGGCTTGTCACGCCATAGGAATTCACGTCGGCAACCCCGCAAAGGGATCGTCGGTTGCGTCATGAAATGCAGTTGGGGGAATCAAAGCGTTCCCCACGATCGTCCGACCCACGTCGAGCACGAACCTCGCCGCGTCGATGCAGTGGAGAAACAGCTCGAAGATGTCCTCGTCGCACCGCACGGGGTGGACGGCGAACCGCGTCGGGGTGAGCAGAATGGCAAGCCCGTGATCGACGGAAGGCACCGGCACCGCCAGCTCGCGCTCGGATTCGCTCAGCAGGTAGTACCTGCGCTTGAAGACTTCCGCCTGCCGTGCCCGCCAGATGGCGGCGATGTCGGCATGGCGATAACCGGCCAACTGCAACCCGACCTCCGGGAAAGGCGCCTTCAGCTTCCCCTGACCATCGACGTCCTCTCGCGAACTCTTGTAATCAACGACATAGTCCGTGCCGCCGATCCGCAGGAACCCGTCGCATGTGCCGGCGTAGCCGAAGGTGGGGCTGAAGACGGTCACCTCGGCCGCGATGTACTCGGGCTGGAACTCATCCAAGAACCGGTCGAACTGCACCAGGAACGGTCGCAGCTCCCTGTCGTTGGCGTCCTCTGGCCGGTAGCGCCCGTGGATGGCCTTGTACTCGGCGGCGGCGTGCACGGCCTTGCCCAGCTCACTGGCCGACCGCAGACCCTTGCCCACCCGGAAGCGTGCGTTCTTGAGGTACCGGATGGCCTCGTCCCGGCCGTCGCTGTCGAGGATCGAGCGGACGGTGTCGAGCTTGTCGACGGCGGCTTCGGCCGTCTTGATGGCGGCCCACGGGACCAGGGCCGGCTTGTCCAGACATCCGATGATCGTGGTGACCGACCAGTACCGTTCGTCGGCGGCATCGGGGGCGACGAGCTTGGGCTCTTCGCCCAGGACCGGCAGGGCGGGCGCGTCGGGTGGCATGGCTGTCGCTTTCGTGGTTGAGGTGGTGGAACCCTGCGCCCAGCGCCGTCCATCGCGGGCGGCGGGCCGGCGAAGGCTCTAGCCCGGGGGGAAAGGGGAGGGGCTAGGCGGACAGCGCCGGGCGCAGGGGTGGGGTCGTCAGGGTGATGAGTCGTCAGCGCCGACGAGCGCATCGAGGTCGACGGAGCGGACGTACCAGCGCCGGCCGACCCTGACGAGAGGGAGCGGGAACTCGTCCCGGCCGATGAGCCGGTACGCGGTGTTCTGTGAGATGGACAGGTGAAGCAAGATCTCTGTGAGTGGTAACAGGCGCGGCCGGTACGTGACTTCGGCAAAGGATGCCGAGCACGGAACCGCGCCGTTGCGGTCTGTCACGGCGGCCCCCCATGTGGTTCCAGTAGGCGTCCGCTAGAAGCTCAGTGTTGCAGAGAGTGCTTCTACCAGGCGATATGCCCATCTAAGCCCTGAAGTCATCTAGGTGCAACCCCTCGTTTACATTCAGGATTCGCTTCAGGTCTGAAATGTTTGCGCCAATAACGACGATAAGAATGCGATGCACCTCAAACCCCACCGTTGTGATTTGACCTGGTGCGTTATCACCCAAATATGACCACCCCCGACCCGCCACATACAGTGAACCCCGACGACCACGCAGAGCCCGGACGCGAAGAGGGGGCCTTCGTTCTCGAAGACCCCCTCGTGCGTGAACAGGTTGCGACGATCCTCCGCCGGGGGATCGCCCGTGCGGATGCCAAGCGAGCCCTCAGGGCAGGTGACGCCAGCGGGGGTCGACCCGGGCCACGTCGAAGCGGTTCCCGCCCCGAGTAGCGGGGTGGATCACGACCTGGTGCAGTACGGCCCGCAGGATGGTGCGCTGTTCGGCCAGCGTCAGCTCGTGCCAGCCCTCCAACACGTGGTCGGGGTCGATCTGCCCGGTGGGCGGCGGCAACTGGTCGAGCGCCCGGGTGGCCTTGGCCTCCCGCTCATCGAGTGACGCGGCGGCCCTCATCCACGTCTTGCGGCTGATGCCCTTGGCGTCGTAGTCGGCCTGGTTCTCGTCCCGCTCGACCTCGATGTCATCCAGCTCCCGCTTGAGCCGCACCCGGTCGGCGCCGTGGGCGTCCTTGCGGGCCAGCCACTTACGGAACTTGGGCTCAGTGAGCTTCGCCATGAGCTGGGCGACGACCTCATCGTCCACGCCCTTAACGCTCGCGCTGGTCCGGTCGCACCCGCCCCTCGATGTGGGGCACAGGTACATGGCGGAGCGGCCGGCCCGCACGGAGCCCGACAGGGTCGTGCCGCAGTGGGGGCAGGTGGCGATACCGCTGTTGAGGTACCGGACGGGGTTGGTGGTGTAGCCCCGCTTGACCCGTCGACCGTCCCGGGTCTTCACCGTGCCGGCCGTCTTCAAGAACACCTGCATCCGATCCCACGTCTCACGGTCCACGACGGGGTCCCAGTCGCCTTCGCCGACGATCTCCGCCTGGTAGACCCGCAGGGCGGTGAGCGTGGGGGCACGGAGCAGGGCACGCACGGTCGTGGGCCGCCAGAACGCCCGGCCCCGCACGGTCGGGATCTCCCGCTCAGTCAGGTCGGCGGCGATGGCGTTGATGGGCTCGCCGGCCAGCACCCGCTCGAAGATCTCCTGAGGGATGCCGGCCACCTCTTCGTCGGGCACGAGCGTGGCGCCGCCCTTGGTCGGACGGGGGCCACGGACGTAGCCGAAGCACACGCCGCCGTTGGCCTTGCCGTTGCGGGCCAGCACCTCCTGCCCCTTGCGCACGTTCAAGCTCACGGTCTCCGCGTAGTCGGAGTCGATGACCATGTCGATCTTGGACTTGATGGATTTGCCCTTGCCGATGTCCACGACCCCGCCCTTGCCCCAGCAATGCCACTGGTCGATGCCGGCGGCGAGGCAGTCCTGGCGGAGCTTGGCGTACTCGATCTCATTGCGGATGAATCGGGACTGGCTCTTGGTGACGACGGCGCCGACCTTGCCGGCCCGGATGTCGGCCCGCATCTGGTTGAACGCCGGGCGCTCGGTCTCTGCGTGCGACGCGGAGATGTTGTCGTCGGCGTAGATCCGGTAGGCCCGGCCTTCCCACGTGAGCCCCACGTAGTGGATGCCCCCGTCGTTCTGGTTCCCGACCGAGTCGATGGTCCCGTTCGGGTTGGCGGAGTAGCGGGAGTAGATGGCGGCCGGCAGCTCATCGAGCACTGCCTGCGGGTCTGAATGGAGGTTGGGGAGCTGAGACTGGTTGGACATGCCTTGTACCATACCGGGAACGTACCCACGAGTCCATACATCAGGCCTAGGTGACCAGGGCTGAGCCGACCAGTTTCGGTCCGCTCTCCACAACAAG